TTGAGACAACGCCGGTATCCGGGTGGGCTTCAATGTAATTTGTGACCGAGGCAGTCAGGGCGATACTGCCATTGCTGATCGCAGTAGAAACTCCGGCGATGCGAACCTTGCCACCGTAATACCCGAAATTCAGGCCGGAGGTTGAAGAGGCTCGCCGGCCATAAGTCGCGGCGGGAGAAAGCGCGTCGAACGCAGCATTCGCCGTCAAATCCTGCGACCCCTGACCCTGAACAATGCCGTCGATGTGTGTGGTTGAATCAGCCATTAGGATTCCTCGAACAAGGCAGCAAGCTGGCCGCCCGTCAGTTGATAGTTGAACCAGACGAACTCGTCATGATTGCCGGCCATGCCGCCGCCGACAGCCCCGCTTGTTCTAACCCCGCTGATTGACAGCGGCTGGGTGTTTGAAACAAACGCATTGGGCAACGTGATTTCCTGCACAAATGCCCCGTTTTTATAGACCTTGAACGAGGTGGCGCCGTCATAGACGACGGCCAACCATATTTTTTCATTAAGCGACGTAATTGCGTTCCATGTAACAAGATCACTCCATGAACCGTTAAAGTGCCGGACGCGAAGTTTGCCTGTAGTAGCCTCGATATAGATGTGATGCCCCTGCTGCCCGCCAATGCCGTTATCCCCCTTGTGAAACAGCACCGAGCTTGCAGCAAGGGAAGAACACTTGAAGATAACGATTGCCGTGTAGGCGCCGTCCATTGCCGCCAGCCGGGGAGATGAAATATAACCAGAAATTGTAGTCGTTATTGAATAACCCGGCGTCGCCCCGGACAACAGGCTGGGCTGCTGATAGGTGATTCCGCTGGCCGATCCGGTGGCGGTGTTTCCGGTCGTTGAAGAGTCGGCAAACGTCGTCGTGTTGCCGTCCATCTTGTAATAGAGCAGCGGGTTGAGCGCCAAGATCGCCGGGGAATAGTTCGCGCCGCTCGATCTGAACAGGCGGGTGATTGTGCCCTGCAGCGGGTATCCACGCCCGACCAGAGGCGATAGGCGATACCAGCGGACGTACAGCGTATCCTGATTAAATCCCCAGTCGGTGATCTGGTCGGCAGACGAGTAAGCCGCGCTCGGCGCCGACAGCCCGCTAATCGTCCGCTTCAGTGTTGAGAATGCGGAATTCCAGATTTCAAGCTCCCAGGACTCGACTGTCTCACCAGATGGCGTGGCGATTCCGGAGAACGGTTCAACCGCCAAGCGGCTGCGCATCGTGCAGGTAAGCGTCCAGTCGCCACCCGGATAGGTACGCGACCCATTCAGATAGACGGGCGCCAGGCATTCAAGGTTTGCCCCGGCATAGTCAAGGCGGATGTCAGGGGCGCTATCAAGCGTTTTCCCGTAGGTCACGCCGCGCCACAGGCGCTCCATATTGATGTCGGCCACGCTCATGTCGATCAGGCGCAGCGCGGCATAATCCAGCAGCACCACCTGATCATTGGCCGAATGCAGCCCCATTGCCCACTCGGTTCCGAAGCGCCCACGCATCATGTCGGAGAGCGTGTAAGTCCCATCGGCATTATCAACCACTGTTCGGGCGGCTATGATTTCCCACCGCCCATGCGCACCGACAGCAAAGTGATTGGCACCATTGAACATTGCCAACTCGGAAACAGAAGAGGGAATCCCTTGGGCTACCCATACAACCAATTTATTGGACGCATCGACGATGTGCGTGACGCCAGATGCCAGCGCATGCGCGGCCATACCACTTGTCATCTGTGGGGCACTGAATCCTTGAATCGACGCCCACGTCTGCCCGTTGTCGTCAGACCGGACGAGCGTCCCGCCCGGCCAGCCCGACGTGTATCCGCTCATTCCGGCCAACAGCGCCGGCCTGTTCATCAGCGTTGAATCGACGCATGGAATATCAAGCAGCAAGGTTTTTGACGGACCGGCAATCGACAGCACCTGCCCGGTATCCAGCCCTGCCTGCCCGACGGCGGTCGATGTATAGACGGCAGCATTGTTAAACTTTGCCTGACACTCAAGTCGCCCGTCCGGCAGGTAGTTGATTGAAGTTAGGCGCAATTCATAGGTCGCGCCATTGCCGCTGATCGTGATGACATCGGCAGCCTCAAGGTTTAATCTCAGCGGTGGCAATACGACAGATACGTCATGCCGATCAAGCCAGCGCATATAAAGAGTGACTTCTTCTTTCTGCGCCGCCTCGTCAGCATTCATGACGATAGCCAATTCGATCTCTTCGACGTTGATTGCGTCCGTGCTAAGTCGCTCTGCGCCAGGACCTACGTTCAGATCGTATTCTCGACCAACGTCGAGATACTTGATCGTCACCTTGCGCGGCAACTGCGTATCCATCTCGCGGCTGGCCGTAATCATGACGCCGGGCTTTTCGTTACCGGCAACACAACCCAACTCCCCTGTGTCGATAGTGGCGACTGGCGTTTTTCCACGCCGCACAAACTTGATCTTGTACCCGTGAGTAATCACATCGAACGGCCACGCCACCTGCAGCGGCTCTAGTGACGAGCGGATCGCCGCCGTGTTGCTGATCTTGTACCCTCTGACATCCTCGTCAATGTCCGTGACATCAATGTCGGCAGTGGTTAAAAGCCTTGAAAGCTGGCACTCTGCGGAAATGATGTCAGCCAGCGGTACGGTTGCCCCTTGGTTTGCAACCCAGCAAGCGTAAATAAACCAAGTCGAAGAATCTTTGACAATATAAGCCAGCTGGGACGAAGCCACCATCAGCCGGCCATTGACATCGCGCACTGCCGTATAACGGATGCCCGTATCAGAGGCCACCCCATTAACCCAGGCAAAAACACTGCCGCCTGTACTCATGGTCTGGGTATAAAAGACACTATCACTGACCACATGAATCAGCGCCCGGTCACCTGAAACTGACTGGACATACGTGGCGACGGTCGCCAGCGTGCCCCGGTCGAGCTTATAAACCGTTGTGGTGCTGGCATTCGACGCACTATCGTCAATCACAAAAACGAAGTTCTCGGAAACGCCGAAATGTTCGCAGTTAATGGTAGTCGGACTGGACACCACTGTTGGCGGGTCGGCCAAAACACCAAAAGGAATCTTGTACAGCTTGGAACTGGTGTTGCCGAAGAAGATTTCGCCACGATCAACGACTGCCCGGTATCCGTCATGCGGCCATGAGGCGGTCGCTATCTCGCATGAATCCCTGATGAGAGTTCCTGATGGGTCAAAGACAATGACTCGTGTGGGCGTGTTCAGGTACAGAATGACGATGACGCAATCCGTATCGGTCTGGTCAAGGTAAGGCACATTTTTTGAGTGCATGAACCCGTCAACCCACGGGTCAATCAGCGTTTCAGCCACCATAACAGGCTGCGAAGCGCCGTAAATGTAGTCTTTGTGAACAATCGAATACAGGTTGGAATTTTCCGAGAATCGCTTCAGACCGACCTCAGTGATCCTGTCCCCCTGCATGCGGAAATTTCGCGTGTAGATGAATGTCGCACTCGGGGTTGCCGATTCCGCAAGCAACTCTTCGCTGGTAACAACCGCCCCGTTACGGACGATCTCGGCCTTGACCTGCATCCCCATCAGCGTATTTCCGTAATCGGCCATCGGCCAATCCTTGAACACGAGGTAATGCAAGCCTCGATAGGCGGGCGTGTTCGCTGCGCCCATGTCAGCCTGGATGCGGTCGTCAGGAAGCTGGCTTGCCGATCCGGTGTAGAGAGTGATCGTCCCGGCGTTTTCGCTGGTGGCGATGACGCCTGTCAGCGAACTGGCTGAGTAGTCGGCAACCAGCTTGCCGCTGCACCAGATGCGCCCGTAACCGTCGATCTCGCCTTCACCGAAGCCTACCGCGAACGTGCCGTAAATCGCATAGGTGCTTGGCCCGGCAGGAGCACCACCCTTGCCACCTTCGGCTTCGACCTCTTCTGCCCGCAGGCTGTTGCCTTCGACCCAGAATACGTTCCCAAGCGTTCCGTAAGTGCCGTATCCCCTGGACAGCGGTGCGCCATAGGTTGCGGTCTGGACGGCAAGATCGGAGGCGGACGGCGGCCTTCCTTTTGGCCCTTTTGGCGGGTCGATATAACCGCCAATCGCCATACCAATCGATGCGCCAAGGGCCACATTGCCCCCGGCAAAGAAGCCGACAATGCCACCAACAATGCCGCCAACAATCTGACCGCCGCTACTCATTCGACACCTCGGAAGCGATAGGCGCGAACGATGCGCGAGCGCCATTCATCAGTCATGATGTTTTCGGCAACTTTTTTAGCCTGCAGCCAAGCGTGAATGATGCCTTCGCCCTGATAGACGTCTGACCATCCGGCATAGATCGCCAGATGCTGAGGATCGCCGTCAAACCTCATCAGCAGCACATCGCCGGGCTGCATGGCGTCAATGGCTACACGTTCAAGACAGGGCTGACCATCTAGCGCCGCTTCAAGCAATCCGCCTGATGGGCGTTTGCTGTAGCCTTGCTGATCGAAGTATTCCAGCCCGAGAGCGCATGCCACATGACAGACGAGGCCGGCACAATCGAGCGCCCATCCCGGCGTGCGGCCCTGATGACGAAAAGGCGTGCCGATCTCTGTGCGGGCAGTGATTAGGATATCGTCGCGTGTCATGCGCCGGTTCCAATCTGCTGATAGGTCGAAGCGGTCGGAATGCGGGTGAAGCCGAAGAAGTTGATGATGTTGACCCACTTGTCGCGGCAGTCTTCCAGTCGCTTGCGGCAGCCTGGAATCATGACGAAGGTGTCGCCAACCTGCGGCAAGTAGAAGAACGGGTCAAAGGTCGTGATCGTGCCGTCGGCGGCATATGCCTTGATTTCCAGCGGCTTGAGCCCGGCATTCAGCCCGCTGGTAAACTGGATCGTGCCGGCGGCGAACCAGTCGGCAGCCTCGGTGCGGCTGGTGTCGCGGATGACGCTGTAGGAGGTCACGACATTGACGGCGCCGACGACATCGACGGCGGCGAGGCTTATCCCGCACCCGGCATCTCCGAACGTGCGCGAGCAGGCTGCCGTGTACATCTTGCCGGTACTCTGGTTGAGCGCATCGATCAGGCTCATGCCCTGGATCGTGTAGCGGTCATCCTCAAGGGTGGTCTTGCCGAGAAACCCGGCCGCGACCGGCTCGTAATCCTCGACCGGATTGAAGAAGTCGCACTTGAAGACGCGAACGCGGGCATTGTCGAACACGCCGGAAGCCAGCGCATCGCGGGAGATACCGGCGATGGCGACGACGCCCTCGATGTCGATCGATGACGGGCTGAACGAAGACGACGAGGTGAATGCAGTCTGCTGGTATCCGCTATCGGTTTTGTAGACCTCGGCGTTGCTCATCGTCAGGTCGGTCGGATAGGATGTCAGGCGGACAGTCGTCCCGTTGACGCACTCGATGCGTACGCACCAGGCGGCGGTCTGGTAGGGCGCTACGGTAGATTTCATGGCGCAATGATTTCCTGCAGGATGACGCCATCGGCGCTGCGGTGATTCGGGTAGTCCTGGCCGATGACAAGCGCCGAGCCGAAGCGGACCATGAAGTCGAATTCGAAGCCGGCGCGTACGTTGTCGGCGACGACGGTCGCGGCGACGCCGGCCGACAGCGTGATCCGGCCGGTCGTGGTGTCGATGGTCCAGTTGGCGCCCGGGCCGGCGACCAGCGTTCCGTTGACCGCGACCTTGACGGTTCCTGACACCGGCTTGTAAATGACCCGGTAGGGATAGCCGGCCGCGCCGGCGGTGCCGTCCGTTCCGTACCATTTCCGCAACTGCCAGACGGTGCTGGAGACTTTCTTGGTCAGCTGGTCAGTTTCCGTCGGCGTGCCGGTCATGCCGTTGCTCGACCACTCGTCGAAGCAACGGGCGCGGAACCCGGCGTACTGGCCGTGGGCGCGGTGCCAGAGCGCGAGCAACTTGGACGCAGTGTCGTCGCGATTCAGCAGGTAGGAAACATCGAACTTGCGCAACGGGAAGGGATGCGTCAGGCTGCGGTATTCCTGCCCGCCGGCGGTCTTTACGATCTGCACGGAGTAGTCGTCCTGCCAGCTTGACCCGTAACGGATCAGGTCGCAGAAGCGTTCTTCGAGAAAGTCGGCCATCAGCGATACCTCCCGGCGCCGGACATCAGGCCGAGCGCAGTGCGCGCCCCGGCGGCGGCGCTGCGGCGGATTTCGGCCGGGTCGCCGGTCTGGCTGTTCACGTTGACGGTGATGTTGGCGCCAGTTCCTCCATGCATCGCCACGGGAATGCGTTTTCCGTCCGGAAGAGGCACATACGCCTCCGGTGTTCTGCCCTCTCCGAATAGTGCAAGCTGGGGTCTTGTAGCAATTCCGCCTCCAGCGTATGTATTGAGCGGCAGCGGCCCGGCACTGGTCATGATGCCGCCGTTAGCCCATTCATACGGTATGAATGAGGATGAAGCCCCTCCGAACAATCCGGACCAGTTCACGTTTTTTAGGGGCTTGATCAGGTCGCCGATCCATCCGCCAAGGCTTCCGGTTTTGTCGACATCTCCCAGCATGAGCTTTAGCAACTGCGCCGATCCAGCCTGCGCGATCATCTTTTGCAGGGTCTTGGCGAATGTTTCGCCCCACGAGCGGATACCGTCTCCGGTCGGGTTGATGAACAACTCCGCGAAGGCGTCCTGCATGTTGCGTGCGGCCTGCTTCATGAATTCGCCCATCTCGTCGACGTCCTGCTTGAGGTTGTCGACCAGTTCCTTATACTGTTTTTCGGTGATGTCGCCCTTCGCCAGTGCCACGTCGTAACGCGCCTTGCGCGCGGTTTCCTGGGCTTCCTTCGCCGATTTCGTCGCTGCCAGGTCGCGGGCAAGGTCGGATTTCTCGAGCGCTGCGGTGTAGCGCTCGCGCAATGCCAGTTCCTCTTCGAGGACCTTGATCTGCTCTTCGCCGGCGCCGTTCTGGCGGGCCGTGGCAATGGCATCCTCGATCCTGGCCTGCGTCATCGTCGACAACTGCGCCGACGACATGCCATAGGCGGCCGCCTGGGCCTCTGCCGCCTCTGTTGCCGCCACCATTTCCTGGCGCTGGCGGGCGGTGCTTTCCTCGGCTTTCTTCACCGCGTCGGCGAATTCGCGCTGCTTCGTCAGTGCCTTGTCCATCGACACCAGGTCGTCCAGGCGCGCATTGATCGCCGCCCGCTGCGCTTCCGTCGCCTTCAGCGTGCCGGCTTCGAGCTGGTAGCGCACCCGCGCCGCCTGCTGCTCGGCCGCGGTCATCTTGTCGGTCGAATCGGCGTCAATCTGCTTGAGCGCGATCTGCTCGTTGAGTGAAGCGATCAGCCGTTCCGCTTCATCGATCTGTGAACGGCCGCCGCCGCTGCGCGCCTTCGGCAATTTAGACTCCGGCGGCTTGAACGATAGCGCCGGTTTTTCCGCAATCGCTTCCTTTGTTTTCTTGCTGCGATCGAGAAGGTCGGCGGACAGACGGTCCACTTCAGCGCGCGCCACCTTCGCGTCTTCTTTCATGGCGTCGCCGATGGCGCCGAATCCCTTGAAATCCAGCCTAGCCAGTGCTGCAGCCTGGGCGGCTATCCCGCCGATCTCATTGCCAATTTGCCTAAAGACGTAAACGACGTTGACGCCAAGCACGGCAACCGCTTCCAGCGCCGTGCGCACACCTTCGCCGAATACCGATGCGAAACTACCGGACTCGTCCTTGGCCCGCACCATTTCGGACGTGAGTTTTTCGAGGAAGGGCAGCAGCTCGTAGGCCGCCGCTTTCCCTGCAGCGCCGAACGATGCAGCCAACCTGTTCAGGTTCTTTTCGTAGGCTTCTGCCTGGGCAGCCTGCTCGGTGGAGACTTTCCCGACCAGTTCGGATTGCTCGGCAAGGTCCTTGAGGAATGGAAGCGCCTCTGCGCCAGCCTTTCCGAGCAGCGCCATTGCCGCTGCTGTTTTGCCACTGCCGTCACGAAACTGGTCAAGCGCCTTGGCGATTTTAAGCATCGCCTCGGCAGTGTCCATTTGCCGCAGTTCGTCTGCGGACAACCCAAGCGCCTCAAGTGCTGCGGCAGCTCCCTTGGATTCTTCGCCGGTCCCTTGCAGCGATTTTGCGAGTTTTTGCAGGGCCGAATCGACAAGGTCGATGTCGACTCCGCTAACCTTGGCCACGCTCGCCAGCGCCGACAGATTCTCAACCGAGGCGCCGGTCTTTTCCGCCATGTCGTCGAGCGAGGCGGCGAACTTGAGCGTATTGGTGATTCCTGCGGTGAGTGCTCCGAACGAAAGCGCCGCACCAAGGCCGGCGAAGATCGGGCCGAGGCCGACGGCGGTTTTTTCCAGCGAAGACAACCCAGCCTGGACGGACTGGAGCGCGGCCCGCGTCTCGTCCTTGGCGGTGATGATGATCTGGGTTTTGTTCTCAGCCATTTCTCATTTGCTCACCAAGCGCCCATTGCATCGGGTCGATTTCCTGGGCGGTGTTTTCCGGCGCCGGAATCGGGCCCCACGGCTGCCATGACCAGATGGCGAACCACTCGCCGAACTCGGCGGCGGTCATTGTCGCCTCGAGTTCGGCAACCGTCCGCCCGAGACGTAGTGCCAGCGCGAACAGAAAGCGGCGCTCGGGCGCCGCCGTCAGTTTTTTTCGACGGCCTCCGCGTCGAGCCCGGAGAGTTTCCGGGCCACCTTGAACAGGTCGAACACCTGGTCGAAGTGGCCGCCGCCGAGCTCCTCCCACTGGTCCTCGGAAAGCAGCGGCGTTCCGGCTGCGTCGATGACGCACAGCGACAGCAGCCGGCCGATGCTTTCGTAGTTCCGCCCGTCCTGGCGCAGGTTGGAAAACAGGGAGAGGCGTTCCGACAGGCGCAGGCCGCGGACGATGACATCGCCGCCCAGCGCCGGCACGGCGACGGTTTCCCGCGGCAATACCGGAAGGTGGGCGGCTGCATCTGCGGATGAGAGCGTTGCCATCAGGAACTATACGACTTCGAGCCGCCGAGCGCCGTGAAGGTGACGCTGGTCTTGATCAGGTCCTGTGCCGACCCGGTCGGCGCCAACGAGCAGCCGACGTAGGCATTGAAGACGAACTTCTGGCCGTTGGCGAAGCCGAACAGGATGGCGCGCTGCGCCTGGCTGTCCGATGCGGACTTGAGCGCGATCAGGCCGGAGTCGGACGGGTCCCAGAAGGACTCGAAAGTGTAGTTCGACGGGTTCGGCAGGCCGGGTACCTGCGTCTTGATGCTGTCATGGATCGTCGTGGTGTCGATGAAGTCGAAATCTCCGCCGCTGGCGTTGATGTTGGTGAGCGTGGCCAGGGAGGTGCCGAAGGTGATCTTCTGGCATGATCCGGACGAAAACGTCGCATAGTTGGTCGTATCTTCGCCTTCGAGCGAAAACGAGTCGGTCGCCACGGCGGAAACGCGGAAGACACGGTAATTGACCTGGTACATCCCCTGTACGGTCATGAGCACGTAGTCGCCGTTGCTGTAGCCGTGCGCCGTGCTGGACACGACGCCAGGGTTGGCCTTGGTGATTGCGGTGATGGTTTTGGCGGATGCGAGCGCGGATTGCACGGATACCGCCACGCTGCTCCATTTGGTGATGACTGCCATGTGAATCTCCTTTAGATGGCGGTGGCCGGATTGCTCGCGGCAGTGAAGTAATGCGCCAGGTAATCGACGCGCAGGATGCCTACCGGCTTTTCCAGCCCTTCGTCGAGGTCGACCGCAACCGTCCTCGGCAGCGGCCTGGATTTCAAAAGCCCGCCGAAGGTTGCGTCGCCGGTGCCGATGGCGGCCTCGACTTCGGCCAGCATCGTGTCGAGCGTGTTGTCAAGCCCGGAAACGGCCTTGGCGCAACACTCGACGCGCAACACGGCGTGGCGGTCGAGCAATGCATCCGCGGCCATGCTCTCGGTGCCGATGTCTTCTTCGTCGAGATAAACGCGCAGGCACGGCAGGTTTGCGTCTGACAGCGGCTGGATGCGCGACGGATAGACGCGCGAGCCGCTGGTGGCCAGGCCGGTGAGCCTGCTGGCGACCGCGCTGCGGATGCTGGTTCGGACGTGCGCCATGTCAGTCAGCTGCTTTCATCAAGCCGAAAGTCTTGACAATCGTTTCGCCTGCAACGACATCGATCATGTAAGTGACATCGAGGCGCGCAACTTCACCAGGGTCAAGACGCAGCCGCACGTTCGTACACCCGTCGACTGGAAGGTTGACGGCCTGCAGAATCTTGATGGCCAGCGCGCTTGCTTTAACTGGTGTCTGTGACATGTCAGGCGGCCTTGTCGAGCGTCAGCACCACGTCTCCGGCCTCGGCATCCGGCGCGTGCCGGGTGACGGTGTAAGCGACGCCGCCGATGCTTACAGGATCGCCATGCACGATTCCGTCGGCGTCGACCGTGGTCAGGCGCAGGATCGGCTGGCTACCTTCAATGCTGGCGAACATCAGCGCGGGCTCGTTGACAAAAACGCCGGTGACTTCGCGCGCAGCCTGCCCGGATGGCGTGACGGTCACCGTCCGCCCGAGGCGTCCAATGATCCGTGCGGTATGCGCGGCGAAGTCGACCATGCCGCGATCAGGTCGCGACCGGCACGTAATGGCCGAGCTTGATCTGCACGGTAGAGGACGGGTTAGAGGCGGCGGTGACGGCGACGCCGACGCATTGCTGCGCCGTGGTCGTCTTGTTGACCACCTTGTTGGTCGAGTCCCAGAATACGCGGTCACCGACGGAGATCGCCAGGGCCGAGGTCTTGCCGATCTCGACAACGCCTTCGACGACGAACTCGCCTGCGGCGCCGTTGGCGACGGCCTGGGTGGCGACGCCGAAGAGTCCGGCGCCGAACAGGTAGCCGATGCCGGCCGCGACATCCGCGCCTGGAGTCAGGGTCAGGACTTCGCCTTCTTGCTTGTAGGTCTTCATGCTGTTTTCCTTTCAGTGTTGCCGGGCAGCGATCGCCGCCCGGCGGTCAGGCTTAGTTGCCCTTGACGAGGCCGCGGTGGTCGATGGCCTTGGCTCCGAAGTCCAGGCGGGCCTTGAACTCGACACCGTCGACTTCCCAACCTTCCTTGGTTTCCAGGTACACGCCCTGATTTCCTTCGAGATAGGCGTATTCGATCGTGTCGATCTGCGACGGGTCGGCGGCGAGGTACCAGGCGGTGGTGCTGGCCGTGTCGAGACGCGGCTCGGCGAGGACCTGCAGGGCGCCAGCAAACGGGTTGATCGACGACGAGGCGCTGGCGGCATACGCTTGGCTGGTAAATTGTTGCGCGACGGTTTCGAGCGCTGCCGGAACCAGCAGATAGCGCGGCGTGACGTTGATCTTGCGGCCGTCGAGGCCGGTCTGCACGCGCATGGCGGCGCGGCAAACGCCGAGCTGCGCGACCGAGATGGCGGCGCCGGACGGCAGGTTGCCGTGGTTGGCGTGGAACAGCGCAACGCCGTCGGCGAGCGCCGCGTTGGCGGTGATGATGCCCCAGACGGTATCGGACTCGAGGTCGGCGGCGGCGCGGCCGAACATCTCTGGCAAGCGGGTGAAGGCCGACAGGTCGTCGTTGATGATGGTCTGGCGGGTCAGCGCGACGATCTTGCCGTAGGATGCGACGGCGTACTGCTCGCGGGCTTCGGACATGGCGCCATACTTGTATTCACCGTGCTCGTTGACCTTCTCCAGCGTCGGCGCGTCGCCCAGGGCGTTGCGGCTAATCGTCTTGAAGTCGGGCGCGGTGACCTGGCGGCAGAAGGGGCGGAAGGTCTGCGGTGCGGCTTCATACGCCTGGCGCAGCGTCTTGCTGGCGACGTTGGCGAGGATATACGGGAAGTCGCCGGTAGTCAGCATGGCGCGGGTAGCGATCTGGTCGCGCGACAGGCCGCGGATGTCGACGCCGCGCTCGGCGAGCAGGTCGCGGGCGGTTTCGATCAGCGACAGGCCGGCGTAGCGCTTGCCGAGGTCCGTCAGCTTGTGCTGACCGGGGTTGTGGCGGTGCAGCAGCGCTTCCTGGACGGCAGCGCGGCGGGTCTCGACTTCATCGACCAGCGTTTCGACGTGGCCCATCGGCGGGCGGATCTGATCGGCGCCGCGCTCGGCGGCCTTGGCGATGGCCTGGCGGCGGGCTTCGTCTGCGGAAACGCCCTTGCCGACCAGGTCGTCTGCGAAGGATTGATCGAGGCGCAGGCCGCGCACGGCCTCATTGATTTCGGCAACGCGGGTGCGCTCGGCGGCGATGGCCTCCTGGCGGATCGCGTCGACGTTCGGCTCCGGCTTGGCCGGGGTGTTGTTTTCAGCCATGACGGCTCCTTTCGTGGTAAGGGCGCCGGGCATTTCGTCCGGCAGGGGGACAACTTCAAAATTGGCGCTGCGGCCGACGCCAACGGTGGCGTCGGCGGGAATGTCGACCAGCGAGATTTCATGCGGCGTCCACCGCGTGACGCGGTATTCGTCCGGCGCGTCTTCGCGGGCGCGCTGCAGCCGGCGCTCGTTGATCTGGTAGCCGACCGAGACGTTGCGGACGATGCCGTCGCGGATGTCCTGGACCAGGCCGTCCAGCTCTGGGCGGCGCGACAGGCGGATTTCGGCGCGTCCGATTCCGTCATCGATCCATGCCTTTTCGACAACACCGATGGTGGCCAGCGGCGAGCCGGCGGCGCCCCCGTAGCGCTCGTGGTTGGCGAGCACCGGCGCGCCGGCATTGAGGCGCGACAGATCGACTTCGGAATCCTTGTGGCCGAGAATCTCGACCCACGGTTCGTCGAACCAGGTGGAACGGGTGTAGGGCGTTTCGGACGAAAACGACAGGGAAAGGACGGCGTTGTCGCCGTCGGCGCGAACTTCCAGGCCGGTTGCCTGGCGGGTCAGCGTGCCTTCGATGCGTGAGGCGGACATAGGGTCACCTTGGGATTAGGTGACGCTATGTTACTTCATAGCGCGCATTGCAAAAATACCTAAAATTGAAATGTCAGAGCAGAAAAAGCAGCAGCGCCTCGTCATCTTCGACCGGCCTGATTTCCGGCGCGACCGGCGCCTTGAAGCCGGCTCCGCTGCGGTACTTCGGGCGCCAGGTTTCCGGCGGTGTCAGGTGCTCTTCATCGGCCGGCGCGAACCAGACGGAGGGGAACCATCCGCCGGCGAACCACTGCGCGAACCAGCCCTCGTTAGCTGCCATCGAGGACCGCCCCGGTGCGGTTGTTCTCGGCGTCGAAGCTGCCGACGATGCGGTCGGTGGTGCCGTCGAGCCCCTTGAATGTGATCGTGCTGCCGGCCTTTTCGGTAGTGCCGGCGAGCGCGGCGGCAATGATGCGGGTGACTTCCTCGAACGTCAGGCCGGATTCGACGGTGTAGCCATGCACGGCGGCGGCCAGCGCGCCGTAATCGACGCCGCCGGAGGCCGCGCTGTTCAACTTGGCGCCCATCGTGCCGGCCTCGTTGTTGGCGGCGGCCAGCGCGCCCCAGACGGCGGCGGCGAGGTTTTCCGGGGTTAGCGCCGTGGTGTCGGCGGTGGTTCCGGTCATGTAGCCGAGGCCCATGATCGCGCTATGGCCGTCGATGGTCAGCGTGGCCGTGCCGGTGAGCGAGGCTTCGGCGCCGAGCGCGGCGGCGCCGGTGATGGTGACGGTCGCCTGGCCGGTGCCGAGGATGGTGGCAACGATGGCGGCGGTGCCGTCGATGGCGATGGTGGCGGTGCCGGTGGCGCTGACGATGAGGCCGGCGGCGACGGTGCCGGTGATCGTGATGCTGCCGCTGGCGGTGGCCGGCTTGCCGAGTTCGCCTGCGGCGCTGGCGGCGATCTCGACGCGCGAGCGCATGAAGGACTTGATCGCGCCGGCAGTGTTGGCCATTACCCAGGAATACGGGTGCTTCGACGCCGACGGCAGCGAGGCCAGCCGGCTGTTGATGCCCTCGCCGACGAAGATGTTGCGCTTGTACGCCGGCATCGTCCGGCTGCGCAGGGTCGACGGGTTGCCGCCATCAAGCGCCGTGGCGCCGAACAGGCGCCCGGTGAGGTTGTGCCGGTAGCCGTTGCCGATCAGGCCCATTTTAGCCGCCGTAGGCGTAGTCGAAGTTGGCGTAGACGGTGCCGCCCGAGGTCGTCGCGCCGGTTGCGAAGACGAGGAAGGTGACGTTCGCGCCGTTGCGCAGGCGCGGCAGGCTGGGCACGGTATTGACGAAATCGACCAGGTTGTAGAGGCCGGTGGCCGGGACAGGGATCGGCATGCACAGCGGCTTGCACAGGCCAATGAAGACGCTGCCGGAGGCGTGCGCGGTGCCGCCCCAGATCAGGTTCTCGATGTCCTTGACGCCGGTATCGCCCGCCTGCAACGGCAGGAATGGGCCGTACTTGTTGGCCGCGTTACCGGAGTTGAGGACGGTGCCGCTGGTTGCCGAGGCGGTCGAGACGCAGCCCGACGTAGTGACCCGCGAGGCCGTGCCGGCGCTGTTGGTGTAGGTAATCTGCATCGTCGGCGCATTGGCGCCCATTGTCGCGTAGCTGGCGACGAACAGGCGCAGGCCTTCGCCGTTCTGGTAGCGGTCGACGTTCGCCGCCGTGTTGCTGATCGGCGTCATGGTGATTGTCTTTGTGCCGGTGGTGCTGACGTTGGTCGTGGTCAGCTTGGCATATCCGACCAGGTCGATTGGCAGCACGAACCACGGCGCTCCGGCTGCGGCGACGACACTGGCGCCCATCGTCAGGATGTGCTTGGTGGCCGGGCTGGTCTGGTCGCCGATCGGGATCGAGCCTTCGCTCCAGGTATTGTCGGTGGCGGTGAAGGTCGCTTCGGTGCCGCCGAAGGTGGCCGCCGGAATCGAGCCGGCCGAGTTGAGCAAGTGCTGCCAGTGCCCTGCCTGGCCGGCGGCGACGGTCGTTTTCTGGTAAACAATCGGCTCGATCTTGCCGTTGCTGGTGATCTGGTTGATCAGGTCGTCTTGGCTGGTGAATCCCATGTCAGGCACTCCATTGCGTCTCAAGGACGCCGGTGAGGATGGAAGAGGCAAGCGATCCGGCATTGCCGCGGGCGACGATGCCCAGCACCGCGCCCTGCTTGATTTCTGGCGGCTGCATGTGGATAACGCTTTCGAGCTGCGAGGCGGCGCCGTAGCTTTCGAGGTTGCCGGAGGTGGTGCGCCGGCATTCCTGTGTGGCGACGGTGTGCAGCAGCGGCTTGACCAGCACCAGGGCCATCAGGCCGCCGCCGGCCCCCGAGAAGGTAACGGATTCGACCGAGCGCACGCCGGAGTCGCCGGCCTGCAATTCGATGAAATGCTGCGATCCGCTGGACGCGTTGGTGGTTGAGCTGACCAGCACGCCGCCGCCGGCGATGGCCTTGGTATAGGTCACGGCGCTGGTGCGCCCGCTGACGCCGTCCTGGTTGGTGTAGGACACGGTGAAGGTGCCGACCGTCGACGCGGCGGACTGGCCGACAGCCATCAGCAGGACACCGCGCCCGTCCGTGTAGCGCGGCAGCGCGGCGGTCTGGACCATGTCCTGCTGCTCGCCGACCGCATCGGTGTCGATGAACGGGTAGTAGAGCAGGTAGTCGCACAGGCACAAGAGCTGGTTCTGGTTGGTGGTGCCGGTGGCGCTGGCGGCGGCGGTCATCACCGTGAGCGACTTGACGAACTGCCCGGCCACGTTCGGCACATGGATGCCGCGAATGGCCTCTACGTGCGCAGCTTCGAGCGGGGCAGAGGCGTAGAAGTTGGCCGGCGGGTTGCCGGCAAAATAGGTGTAGTCGACGAAGTCGTTGGCGACCGTGGCCGCCGAGGCGACGGCCTTGCGGAAAGTGGTCAGGTGGTAGCGCCCGGCTTCCCGGGCGTCTGCCCACTCGCGGACGCCGACGAAGCCCATTTATTCCGCCGTGACGGTCAGGCCGCCGGCCTCGATCTGCGGCCGGATGTTCAGCGCGATGTCGAGGTTGTCGTCGAGCGGGATGATCAGCGCCATGCCGACGGCGCCGCTGGCGGTGTCGCACCAGATGGCGTGCGTGGCCGTCTGGGTGGCGCCGGCGTCGGTGCGCTTTCCCCATTGCAGCAGGTTGGCATTGGTGCGCGAGGCGCCGCTGCCCGACCAGGCGGTGGCCTTGGTCATGGCGATGCGGGCATAGCCGGTGTAGGTAAGTTCTCCGGCCAGCGGGCTGGCTTCGTCGGGCGAGCCGGCGCCGAGGGCGAGATAGCCGGTTGCGCCGGCGCGCCAGGCGGGATCTGTGCCTTTGAGAATCCAGTCGAGCGAATCGGATTCGGTGGCGTTGGACATGGACATGACGTTAATCCTTTCGGTTGATTCAGCGGAGTTGATCGATGGTCATAGCAGCGACTTCTTCGCCGTCGCCCAGGCGGCGCCGATGGCGGCGATGACGCCGACGAGCCAGGTGATGATCTTGCCGACCAGCTTTGAGCCTTTCCACATGCTGACCATCTCGTCGATGGATTCCTTGATGGTGTCCTCGCGGGCAATGTGATCGTTCAGCGTCTCGCCGACCGCATGGAGGTCGCCCTTGATGGCATCGAGCGTGCGGTCCTGGTGATTGAGCCGCCAGAGGATGATCAGCAGCGGGTCCGTTTCGACGTGCGACACGTCGGCGACGTGCTGCGCGGCCTCGAGCATTTCCTGTTCCAGAGCGCGTTCGGAGTGCTCGTCAGGCATCGTCGCGCCGCCTTCCGTCTTCGTCGAACCACACGTCGTTGCGGCAATCTCGCTCGACGAGGCGGGTCATCAGTAGCACCATGCCAATTCCTGCCAGAAAGCAGGCGACAATTCCGAAAACGACGGCCAGCAGGTGCAGCACCACGTCACCATTAAAGAGGAAGCTGTTGCTCATTTCGGCGTCCCATATTCGATGGCGCTTTCCATGTTTTCAACGCACCCGTGCAAGAGTTGCAGCGCGGCGGACAATTCGTAGACCGGCCGGCGGATGAATATGTCGCCCGGTTCTCCGGCTTCGATGGCGACCGCCTGCGCCTCGGTTTGTTCCTGCTCGGCGCGATAGATCTGCGCCAACTGGCCGTGCGCCGACTTGAGCATCGATGCCAGTTGCACCAGCGCGGCGCGGCGATCGAGCGTCATTTTCTACCGCCTGTCCGCCAGCATTGCGGTTTTTTGCTGGCTGCCGTAGGAGGTGCCCAGGAAAAAGCCGGTGATCGACCCGAGGACCAGGCTGATGATCGAGGATACGACCATTGCGCGGATGTCATTCGTCCATCCCTCGCCGAACATGACGGCGGCGACGACCAGATAGACCAGCGGGAGAATCAGGACGGCTACCAACAGCGCCGGGGACATCCACGGCTTGCCCTGCTGCATTGCCGCCTGGTCGGCCTGGCGCGCGCCGGCAATCCCACCGCCGCCGGCTTCTCCGGCGAGCTCGTACCAATGCGCCGATACCGCTTTGGCGTAGGTCGCCGCCAGTTCAGGGTCGGCCTGCAGCGCAGTGACTGCTCCCTCCGCCGTCTTTTGCTCGGTGACGGCTTTGGCGATCTCGACCGCCACCTCGGCGGCCTTGGCGTTTTTCTCGGCCTGCGCGCTCTCACCGAAGAGGCGGATGAGCGATGGCGCGGCCTGGACCAGCGCCGGGAGTGCGGCGGCTACGAATGGAACCATTGGGCGATCCTCTGAAACAGGTTGGGCTTCTTGTTCGGAAAAGGGACCGGCCCGGCGGCATCCTCGCTGCTGGCGAGCGCCTTCTGCGCACGGGCGTGGTATGCCTGGCGGTCAGCCATGCCGTTGTACCCGCCGTTGATGGCCTTGGTGATCAGGTCGAATTTCCCGGCGTCGGCCAGCGCGTTGAGGTCGCGGGAATACCAGTACCACGCCGCGGAGCGGACAGACAGCGGCAGCATTTCGAGCATTTCCGGATGCCGGCACAGTTCGTCCGCGTCGTGCAACAGGTCACGGCTGCAGGCGCGGTAATTGTTGTAGCCGGTGATCTGGATCAGTCCGCGGCCCTTGTAGTAGCGGCCCGTGGTCGTGCCGGCCGCCTTCGCAAGCGCGATCGCTTCCGGGCGGTTGTTGCCGAGTGAGGCGCGGTCGTCATAGGCGCTGCCGTCGGCGATCTCGCGCACGTATTTCAGCGAGCCGGATTCGTGCCCGATCTGCGCCAGGAAGGCCGCTTGCCGCGCCGGCGTGTTGATCGCGAATTCTTCCATCGCGGCGTTTATGTGTGACAAAAACTGTGCCGCCTGCGCCGCGTTGGCGGAGGGCATGATCTCCAGCAACTGCTTGAGCGTGATCCGGTTCATTTGCGCGCCTTGTCCAGTTTTCCGATGGCGGCCAGCAGAACGGCGCCGACCTCGGACAGGGCGTCGACTACTTCCGCAGCCCCGTCGCCGTGCGGAGACAGCCCTTTGACGACGCGCTCTTCATCGTCGCGAATCTTGGCGATGCGCTCGCGCGCGGCGGCGAGCTGCTCGATTTCACACTTGATGCGGAGGCGGCGAACTTCGTTCATGCGTCTTCCTCGATCTGCGTTGCCTTGACGATATTCCCGGCCTTGTCGCGGGCGATCGTGGTTTCCGTCTTGCGCGCCGGCAGCGCGACAGTCACCTCGGCGGGCTGCACATCGTTGGTAATCGCCACGTTCGGCGCGGCGACGTTGACCAC